ATTTCGCAGGACATTGCCCAAGCGGAGCGGCTGTATGAGCATGCCAAGCGGATCATCGGGATCTCCGACGCCTATCAGGGGCTGGACACCTCTCGCAATGAATCCGGCTATTCCAGACAGATCCGCATCCAGCAGGCGGCGGGACGACTGGAATCCAAGCGGCGGATGAAATACACCGCCTATGCCGCCATTGACCGCATCGTCTTTGAGCACTATCTCGCCTATGCGGATGAGCCGCGCATCCTGACCTACACCGATTGCTTCGGCGTCAAGCACCAATCGACCTTCAACCGCTACGACTTTTTGGAGTATGACCCGACGACCGACACGTACTTCTACGATGACGGCTATCTGTTTTCGGTCGATCTGTCGGGAGGACCCGAACAGCAGCGGGAGGATATGTGGGAAAAGAACCTCAAAAATTTGCAGGCGGGCACCCTGGGGGATCCGCAGGACAACGCGACGCTATTGCGCTATTGGCAAAACCAAGAACGGGCACATTATCCCTTTGCACGGGAGAATGTCGAATATTTTATTGATCTGATACGAAAGAAAGGAGAGAGGGACAGTGAGCACAACGGAATCGACCGAGGAGCAAACGAGCCTACAAGACTTCCTGAAGCTCTATGAGAAGGTGCGCGGCAGTCACTCCGCCTCCTATGCCACGTGGCTTAGCCAAAACGGGCTGAACCCCACCTCCGATTATGACGAGGCGCTGACGGATGCCAACCGCGTGTATGACCGCGCCCTTTCCGGTTACGGAAGCCGTGCCGAGCAGCTCGCACAGGCAGGTCTGAGCGGGAGCGGGTACAGCGACTACCTGACCGGTCAGGCATATGCAACGCTACAGACGGCAAGGCAGAATGCGCTGGATTCGTTACAGGAAAACATCCGCAAGAATGCGTCGAGCTATGCCTCATACTTAGAGTCGCAGGGGCAGAGTACAAAAAGTATGCTGGGTACCCTGCAGAACAAGGGCATCACCGATTACGACACCGCCTATGCCTATGCCCTGAGCGGCGGACTGGATGAGGCAAGCGCCACCCTAACGGCGACGCTGATCTCGCAGATGAAAAACAAGGCGAGCAACAGCGCCACCGTCAAGCAGAGGGTGACCATCCTGAACCGCCTGGTGGAACTCAATCTCCCGCGAGACGCCGCCTACAGCTATGCGATCTCGTGCGGGGTGGGTGAGGAAATTGCGAGTGAGCTTGCCGATGCGGCAACCGAGGCGCTGAACCAAAAGAATCAGAGCTATTTACCGACTTATTAAAACAAGGAGAGATCATCATGAAAAAGAAACCCATCGAACACAATCCCTATGCCACCGTGCGCGGCGGCAAGATCGAAGCGCCGAACAAGGCGCAGGATGAGCCGAAGGCCACCTGCCAAAAGGGCAGTGACCTGCGCGTGAAGCGCTGAGGAGGTCTCCAATGGAGCCATTCATTGAGAATTGCCCCTCCGTCCTAGGGGAGCCAGAAGAGCAGACAATGCCCGCCGCAGGAGTCGCAGCTGCGGAAGAGAGCCTGCCGGGCGAGGAGCGGGAGGTACTGCCCGATCACCCCAATGCGGGGGAGCAGAGCGACATCTCTGACGAGCAGGCACCCGACACGCAGGGTACCGCGCCGAGTGAGCAACACGTGGATTATGCCGCCCTTGCGGCACAGGATCTCCTTGAGATCCAACGCATGGTGCCGAGCCTGCGGGGGCTGAGCCACCTGAGTGAGCTGCCGAACGCCTCCCGCTATGCCGCCCTGCGGGATGCGGGCCTGAGCGTGGAGGAGGCGTTCTGGGCGGCGTGCCATACCGCCGCACGCACCGCGAGCTATGACAACCGCTCACATTTACATTCCGTCGTACCGCGCGGCGCGGCGGGCAACCCCGCCATGATGAGTGCGTCCGAAATGGCGGCGGCGAAGGAGCTGTTCGAGGACCTGACCGAGAATGAAATCCAACGCCTGTACACCAAATGCCGCGCATAAATCATCCAACACATCCAACACATCCAATCCATCCAACACATCCATTACAAGGAGAAGAAAATGTTTCGTTTAGTCAAGATCCTGAATGCCCGCATCAACCAGGCGGAGCCTGTGATGCTGGCGACCACCGCGTCTGAGAGCTATACACTGGGAGAGGCACTGACCCTCTCCGACGGTGCCCTCACCAAGTGCGCGGCAACCAAAAAGCCCCTCTTCGTGGCGGCAAGAGACTATGCGGCGCCGGCAGAGGAGCCCGCCAAGATCCCTGCCTGCCCCGTGAGTGCGGATATGATTTTTGAATGTCCCGTGTCCGCCTCTCCCGCGTCCCTCAAGGCGGGAGATCGGGTGACCCTGTCCGCCGACGCGCTCGGCGTGACGGCGACCACCGTAAACGGCGTCGCCACCGTGTGGGATACCGTGGACGCAACAGAGGCGGGAGACCGCATCCTCGTCAGAATTGAATAACAGAAAGGAGAACCACTCAAATGGCTATTTTATTTTCAAAATCTTCCCAGCTGAATAACGCACAGGTAGGTCGCCTCGAAACCCCAATCAAAATGGTGATCGAGCACGAGTCCGACCTGCAGACCAAGCAAGGAGGTATCCGCGACTGGTTGTTCAATGTAGAGAAGTCCAATAAATTCGGTGAGACCATCGTCGGGCAGAACGAATTTGACATCTTTCAGGCAGCGGCGGAGGGGGCAGGCGCCGAGAACGACGATATGCAGGAAACCTACCGTAAGTTCATCGAGCACATCCAGTTCATGAAGGAATTTACCATCACCGCCGAAATGATGGAGGATGCCGCCTACGGCGTCGCCGCAGATGCGAAGCGCCGGGCGGAAAACTTCACCCGTGCGTATTACAAGACCCAGCACAAGATCTGTGAGTATGCGCTGGCAAACGGCACCTCCAAGACCGGCACCTTCGCCAAGGCAACGCTGGATCTGACCGCGCCCGACGGGCTTGCCCTATTCGCCTCGAATCACAAATGGGGCGGCAAGAAGAACAGCGGCACCCAGTCCAACTACTTCTGGGGAGACATCTTCAGCTTCACCGACTCGACCGACAACCGCAAGGCATCCTCCGCGGTCTTCGAGGAGACACTGACGGCTCTGGCGGCAAAGATCCGCAACATGAAGGATGAGAACGGGGATGTTTTGGGCTACACCGCCGACACCCTGATCCTGCCCGGCAACCGTCCGCTCGCGGAGAGCGTCGCCAAGAAGGTCTGCGGCTCCGAGGGGGCGACCGGCAACGGCTACAATGACATCAATCTGCATTTCGGCAACTGGAACATCATCGTCATGCCCAACTGGCAGACCGACGACGACCGCGTGATGATCATGTCCCGCGAGGCGAATCAGAATCTGTGCGGCAACATGTTCTTCAACCGTGTGCCCCTGACCGTCAGCAACTGGTGCGACAATCACACCGGCAACTATCTCTGGAACGGCAGATGCCGCTTCGGCGTCGGCTTCGGCTCCTACAAGCACATCCTGCTGGCAGTGGATTCCAAGAGTGCCGTCAGTGGTGCAAGCAAGCTGATGTGAGGGGGTGAGCGGATGACCCTGGAAGAATGTAAGAACGCGACGGCACTGCTCGCTTTTACAGAGGAATTGTCCGATCTGGACGATACCGCGGAAAGCGCCTTCTGCGCGGCGCTGAACCGCGCGATGTGGTCGACCGACGGGGTCCGTCCGCGCACGGCGACTCTGACGCTCTCCCATCTGCCGCCGTTCTCTGATGCAGCGGACGACGACGGAAGCTCCCTCTATGTGCATTATGACCTGAAGAGGCTGGCGCCAAATTTGGCGGGGGTGCTTGGCTCTCCCACCTACCTGTGCCACGGCACCTATCTCGCCCTGGGCGAAGGGTACCTCATCGAGAACCGCACAGATCTGTACCTCCCGCGGAGCGCCACGGGAGACTATCGCATCCGATACCGCGTCTCGCCGCAAAGCATCACGACCGAGACGGACTCCGAGACCGAGCTCGCCCTGGATGAAGACCTGTGCCAGCTGCTCCCGCTCTTGGCGGCGCACTACCTGCTGCTCGACGAGGATCCGGAGAAGGCACAGCAATATTCGCTTCTGCGGGCGGAGGCGGTCAGCGCCAGCCCCACAGAATATCAATCTGTCAATAACTGGTAAGGGGGCGGGCGTATGAGAGAGACAATCAGCACAAGCACCTATCAGCGCCTGTTGGAGAATTTCGGCGGACTGGACTGCACGGGGGATACCTACGGCGTGGCGAACAATCGCTTCGTCCGCATGGACAACCTGTGGCGGGACTATCGGGCGGGAGAGGGAAATGCCATCGAGACCTTCCCGGGCTATCGGTGCCTGACACGCTTTTCGGAGGCAATCCACGGCGTCTTTTACTGGCGGTGCACGCGCGGGAGCTATCTGGTGGTGCACACGGGAAGAGACCTGCGGGTCATCGAATTTTCCGAAACCGACGGCACCGCGCTGACAAAAGAGCCATCTACCGTCACGGGCGGCACCGGGGTGATGAGTGAGCAAGCCTCGACGGCGTTTTCCTGGATGGAGGCGCTCGACCTGCTGGACGGAGCACATTATTTCGTACTCAAAAGCACGGACGGGGCGTTCACACTGAGTGAGGTGCGGGATCTGTATATTCCCGTCACCTACTCCGACGGGGAAGCGTATGAGCAACGCAACATGCTCTCCGACCGTGCGGTGACGCGCTACCGTGTGGGACTACCCGCCTCATTCAGCTATGCGACCCCGAAACTGCGGTACACTGTGCTGGATCCGGTGACGTGCACCTGCGAGGTCAGCGGGATCGAACGCCCCAGTGAGGAAAAGGAGATCTATATCCCCGCATATACCCAAATCGGGAGCAAGACCTATACCGTGACGAGGATCGGATGGAAAGCATTCTCGCAGATCAACACCATCGAGGAGCTGTACGTCAGCGAGGGGGTTGAGAGTATCGCGACGGCGGCGTTCGACTGCTGTCGAGGCTTGAAGACGGTTGCCCTGCCGGACAGCCTACGGGAAATCGGCGCCATCGCCTTCAACAAATGCCCGCTGGAAAAAATCATATTGGGGAATTGCCTGACCGATATTGCGCGCGGCAATTTCACGGGTAGCACACCGACCATCGTCTATCACGGCTCCTCGGATGATTTTGCGGAGCGGGTCACCGTCTCGGAGGAGAACAATGCGGGGTTTTCCACCTCGCACTTCACCTATGCGGACAACTATCCCTTGCAGGTCACCAGCTTTACGCTGTATGACCCGGTGAAGAGCATCCGTCAAATCCGCCTGGAAGGGGAGGTCGTGACGGGGGAGGACGGGAGCATCCGCGCCTACCCGATCAAGGGAGAGACATACATCGAGGGCGTCTTGCTACGGTGCGAGGACGGGCAGGATGTGACAGACAAGGTGCTGGAGGTCGAGTGTGAGCTTGACCCAGCCGCCTTTACGGCAGTGGAGGGACAAACGGATTTTGCCGCGGCAAATCCCGGGTACGACGGAACAGCTATCACCGCTTTGGCCCGCTGTACCGTGGCAGCCGTTTATGACGGGCGGGTGTTCCTGAGTGGGAATCCCGCCTTCCCCAACACGGTCTTCTATACCTCGCGTGACCTGACCGGTCAAATCAATCCCGCGTATGTGGGGGTCTTGAATTACTTCCAGAACGGGGTCGGGAGCAATCCCAACACCGCCCTGCTCCCCACGTCCTCCTATCTGGCGGTGCTCAAGGAGGAGCCGACGGGGAGCGGCGCCGTCTTCTATTACAGCGGCAGTGACACGGGTGAGTCGCTCCTCCCCCGCATCTATGTGCAAAGCGACAGCGTGGCGGGGCGCGGGTGCATCGGCGTGGCTGTGAACTTCGTGGATGACCCCGTGTTCCTGAGTGAAGGGGGCGTGGAGGCGCTGAGCAAGCAGGCGCTCAATACCGAGCGCAGTATCAAGCATCGCTCCACCCTGATCGACCCGGCGCTCCTCTCCCACGGGACGGAGAAGCCGCTCGCGGCGGTGTGGGATGGGTATCTGGTACTCCTCTACTCCGACGGGGAGGCATATCTGGCGGACAGCCGCCGCACCTGTACAACCCTGATGGGAACGGAATATGAATGGTATCACCTGAGCGGGGTCGGCGCCTATTCCGATGACCTGTGCGTATATCGGTATGCCGGCAGCTACCCGGACGGGGGCGCGCCCTGCTTCTCCTACGCGGGAGAGAGCGTGACGGCGGAGCTGTACCCGACCCCGGAGGCATTGCCCTACGAGGTGTCGTATGAGGAGTACCCGAACATCTACGAAAAAATCTATTCCGGCAGTGACGAAGAGGGGAACCCCGTCTTCTTCACGGTCGAGGAGGACGAGGGGGGCAGACATTTTTACCTGTTGTATGCGACCCCCGAACGCACGGGCGGTACCTTCTCCGCACCGCGGGCACTGCTCACCTGTGAGGGAAAGCTGCTGTTCGGCTGTGAGAACGGGGCACTGTGCGTGGTCAACACGGATCGACGCGGGATGGGAGGGTATACACCGGGGGCGGAGGACGCCCTTGAAGAGTCCGCGGCAGACGGGGGGCTGAGCATCCGCTCCGACTGGTACTCCTTCGCGGGGCATCGGATCATCAGCGGCTTCGTGACCGCGCCGGACGACTGCGGTGTGCCGAACTATACCAAGAAGACCGTGCGACGCTCTACCGTCGCAGAGATGAAGGCGGGGGCGGGGTGCGGCTTTCGCTTCCGCGTGAGCATTAACCGCGGCACCTATCTGACCCACACCGACAGCATCCCCTTCGAGGGTGGGGTACTGGACTTCACCGAGGTGGATTACAGCCGCTTTGTCTTCGGGGACGGGGAGAGCAATACCGCCGTCCTGCAGGAGAGAACCAAGCGCTGGGTGAGCAAGCAATATCGCGTCTATTCGGATGTCTATGCGGAGCCATTCGGAATCTACCGCATCTCTTATTCCTACCGCATCGAGGGAAAGGTCAAAAACAGATGAGCCGGGAAAGCGGCTGTCTATCAACAGAAAGGAACTGATATGAAAAAAGTATGGATATGCCTCGCACTGACTTTGGCACTCCTGTCAACGGCTTTTGCGGTGAGTGCATCAGAGGCAGGCGAGGTCGGTTTAGAGGTGCTCGAAGAGGCACAAGAAGCGGCGTCGGACGCATCAGGCGAAACGGGCGGAGCTGATGCGGCGAGCAAAGCGGAGCCGACAGAATCGGCACCTGCCGGACAAGAGGAGGGGGAGGAGAGCACAGACAGCAGCGCAGGCGGCATCGGTGCGACCCTTTTGAACATCTGGGACGCACACGCCTCCGAGATCTTTTCCGCCCTGACGCTCTTCGGCTCCCTGATGCTGGCGTATGCGTATAAAAAGGGACTGATGCCCACCCTGTGGGGCGGGCTCAACCGCATCGCCGCCTCCGCCGAGGAGGCATCCGAGCGGGCAAAAACCTTAAGCGAGGCGGCGCAGGGGAGCATCACGACCCTGACGGAAGCGACAGCCCCGGTGCTCGCCCGTGTGGAGAGCTTATGTAACGGGGCGGAGACACTTGCCGCGCAGGCGCAGACCCTGGAAGAGCGCATCCGGGAGGCGGAGGATGACCGCGCCTTGGTCAAGACGCTGATGACGGGGGTGGCGGAGATGCTGTACGGGGTATTCACCGCGGCAAATCTGCCGCAGTATGCCAAGGAACAGCTGGGGCAAAAGTATGCCTCCGTCACCGCCGCCCTGGGAGGAAGCAGCCATGAAGAGAGTGACACGGGTACGACTGTATAAGGCGATCGGTCTGGTGCTCTGTATTCTCCCGCCGGCGATTGCGACCCTTTCGTATTTCCCGCTGTGGGTGCGCTCGGAGGGGAGCGGATTTTCACTGCTGTCGCTCCTTTTGCTGCTCGTGTGTGCCATCCCGGCGAGGAAAATGCTGAAGGACTTCTTTCGGACGCCCTCGGCATGGAAGCTGTGGCTGGTGCTCCTCGTCGCGCTGACGCTCTTCGAGAACATCAGCGAGGGGCTACGGGCGATCGCGTGTGTGGGGTTTCCGACCGGCGCCCTCGGTGCGGTCTTCTTCCGTCTGGCGGCACGCGAGGCGGAGAAGGAAAGACGCGCAGGCGGGGAGGGGGAGGACACCCACCGTGAATGACAAGGATCTATTCCGCCTCCCGCCCGACCTGAGATTGCGCGCCCCGAATCGACGCTACATCGGGCTATGGGTCGGGGCGGCGACAGTCGTCGTAGCGGCGCTGGCGCTCTTCTGCGAGATGCATCTGACCGCCGCGCCCATCGAGCAGACCGTGATGACCGCCGCCGTGATGATCCTGTGCTGCTTCATCATGTACACCTCTCTCTTTGATGCAGGGCATCAACGTGCCTGCACCTCCGAGAGCTATCGGGAAAAGGCACAGACCTACACCCGCGTGCGGGAAGAGGCGTGCGAGGGGAGCGGCACCGGGGAGCTGGAGGCGTTTTGCACGCGCCTGATCGAGGAGGAGCTACGGCAGGCAAGAGAGCGAGTCCTCGGAGCGGCGGGGGAAGACCTCGATACATTTGAGCGGTGGCAGAGCGGGGCGCTCACGGGCAAGGCCTTCTCAGCTCTGGCGCGTCGGAAGCGGCGCGCCATGCACCGCGCCGCCCGCCTGAAGCCGCTCAGGCTTTCCGCGACGGCACTCCTGAGTGCGGCGCCCTCCCGGCACAGGCAGGGGCTGATGTCGGTGCAGGCAAGGCGGGTCCGAAAAACGCTGACGGCGCAGATCCCGACCGTGCTCGGCTCCCTCATCACGGTCGCCGTGACCTTCGAGGGGATCGGCATGACCCCTGCCGCGACCGTCGCGGCACTCCTGCGCCTGTTCACGGTCGTGTGGACGGGGGTCAGAGGGTACTCTGCCGGTAGCTATGCGGTGTGCGAGGACGACTGTGCCGCCCTGGACGGAAAGACGACCTTGCTCCGCACCTATTGTGCGGAGAGGCAAAAGAACGGGACGGCGTGACGCCGCCCGACGCGGCACATCCCGGTTTTGGAATGTGCCAAAAAAACAAGCAAAGAGGCGGCGCCGCATGCGGCACCGCCTCGATTATTTGTGCGTCTGTTTTTATGGGAGGGGGATCAGCCCCAGGTCTCGCGCAATGCTGTACTTGGCACGGCGCTTATACCGTTTATAGGTTGCGGGGGACAGCTCATACAGCGGGCTGTAGGTCGCCCCGCGGCGGCAGGCAATGTCCTGCCGCATGGCAACTCTGCCGGGTCTGTCCAAGGTGGACAGGGAGGTGTCGAGGGCGGCATCAATGGTGTCATTGAGGTAGGAATAGAAATCCCGCGTCTCCTCATCTGCCCCGCGCTCCGCTAAGACCTTCTCGCGGCGCTCGTAATCCTCACAGTAAGCGATGACGATGTGCTCAATACTGCGCTCCAAGGCACCTAACCATCCTCCGCGCCGGGGGCGGCAGATTCCCGCGACGCCTGCCTTGGCCAGCGCTTCGTCGCGTTCTCCCGATTGACCTGAGAGCGGCGGAGCACGCGGTCACGGTCCGCCTCCATGCGGGGCGCAATAAAGGCAAAAGCCATTTGCGCGGGCGGCGTCAGCGACGCCGAGGTATCCGTACCGTCATAATAATCAAACAGAGCCATCAGCAATTGTCCGCGGTCGCTATCGGAGAGAAGTGCCAAAGAGTCTCGGTACGCGGGATAGAGGCTGAAGCCCTTTACATCCTTTGTAGAAGACATAGCGTTTCATTCATCTCCTTTTGCAAGCCTTGTAATTGCTCACCGTAACGATCGATCTCGCCCAGGGTTTGCTTTGCCGCTTCCGAGAGGGTGGTGAGCAGTTCCTCCGTGAGCGGTTCGTCCGTATAGCTTGTCAGGACGTCCCGAGCTGCCTCCAGCGCCGCATAGCGCTCATGCGCGGCGGCGATCCCGCGCCCCACGCGGTTGATTTCGGTGCGGATATCACAGGGATCGCGCCAGATGAGTGGCTCGTCCGCACCTTTTTGGATATCATGCAACATGTTTTGTTCCTTTCGGGAAAATAAAAAGCAGTTCCGAGGTTGCGGCGTCGGAGAAAAACGGCGACAACCACGGAAAACAGCGGCGGTGTGGCAGGGGGCGATGCCGCATCGCATCTCGGCGGGTGCGTGTCGTAGGGCACCGCGACCGATAATTATATCGTATCACCTTTGAAAGTCACCTGTCAAGTGATTTTATCCTCAAAAAATGAAGATTTTTGTTGATTTTTCTGTCATCGTATAGTATAATACACAAAAAAGTAACACAAAAGGTGACAAAAGATGGGATTCGGAGACAATCTCAAACAAATACGAAGAGAGCGGGGGATGACCCAGCAGGCGCTGGCAGAAGCGGTCGGAACCAAAAAGCAGACCATCGCGCGCTATGAGAACGGCATGATCCAGACGCCCCCCTATGACAGGGTCGAGGCACTCGCCATGGCGCTCTGCACCACGCCCGCGTTCCTTCTGGGATGGGAGGAGGAGATCCCGTACTTCGGGGAGGCAGCGGCAGACGCCGCGCCCGGGATGCCGGAGGAGTGCCGCCGGGACGCCGGGGAGCAGGTGGTGTACGCGGAGGATGACGCAATGATCGGGGATCGCATCCACGCCCATGACAAGGTGTATCTCAAGCCGGGACCCGTCGAGGACGGGCAGATCGCCGCCGTGAAGCGGGAGGGGAAGCTGCTCCTGCGCCGCGTGTACAGGTACCCGGAACAGCACGCGCTCCTTCTGGTGGCATCCAACCCTCTTTATGAGCCGATCTTGCTCTTCGGCGCCGACCGCGCCTGTGCCGAGGTGCAGGGGTGCGTCTGCCGTGTGGAAATGCAGCTCTGAGCCCCCGGTCGTGTGCGGCACGGGCA